AATGAAGACTTCTAAGGTTTTTACCGAAGATGAAGTTGAAGGCATCCGCAAGCAAGAAAAGGACAAGATGTATAAGCGTCTTGAAGAAGCGGATACCCGTGTAAAGAGCATGGAAGAGCAGATGGGCGTAATCTCCGCTGAACGTGAAGCCGCTAAAAAAGAGGCTGAAGCACGTGCGGCTAAAGAAGCCGATATCTTGCGCCAGCGAGAAGTTGACGAACTAAGCGCCAAGGAATTACTCCTTAAGCGTGAAGAAGAGTTCAACGTAAAACTTCAGGAAATTGACGGTGAGTACAAGCGTCGTTTTGAGGAGATTGAAGGACAGCGCCAAGCCCAAGAGGCAATCATTGAAAAAGAGCGCCGTCTTCAGGAAATCAATTCTTACCGTAACCGCCGACTTCAGGAAACTCAGGAAGAAATCATCCCTGAATTGATTGATCTCGTATCGGGTAATACGGAAGATGAGATTGAAACATCTATTAGTGTACTTCGTGACCGAAGTAATGCTATTATGGAATCAATCCAACAAGCGACTGCGCAACAGCAAGGTCGTTTGAGGGGGGCACCAGTAACGGCGCCTCCTGTAGGGCCAATGGAAACTCAGACGGAATACCAAACGTTGAATGCGGATGACATCCGTAACATGACAATGGACCAGTATGCAAAAATGCGAGATCGGCTACTTAATGCCCGCCCCAATAGGGGTCGGTTCTAAAACCTAATATCAACACTTAATCCTAGGAGGATTAGAACATGGCTTTTCCAGCCCCAACAGGTGGAGCAGTAACCAGTTCCGCAAGCATTAGTCCAAACGGCTACGGCTCGGCAACCGCCCTCTCCCCAGCAATTCAGCAAATCTGGTCCAAGGAAATCTTGTTCCAGGCAATGCCAGTCCTGCGTTTTGAACAGTTCGCAGTGAAGAAGACAGAACTTGGTGTAATGCCAGGACTCACCGTCAACTTCATGCGTTACAACAACCTTTCGGTTAGCGCAAGTGGTTCAGAACTCACCGAAGGTACCCGCATGGAACCTACGGCGTTGACTGCATCGCAGATCCAAATCACCGTTAAAGAACAAGGTAAGTCGGTTGCAGTAACCGAACTTCTCTTGAACGCATCGTTTGATGACGTTATGGCTTCGTCCAGCCGCTTGCTCGGTCGTCACATGGCACAGTCCATGGACGTTCAGGCACGCAACACGCTGTACTCGGCAGGCGTTCCATTCGGCGGCGGTTCAGCAGTTGCCCCATCGGTAGTCTTCGGTCGTACGACCAACGGCTCAACCCGTGGTTCAATCGCTCCTTACGAGTACTCAAGCGCTGGTTCAGCATCGGCTCCTGGTTACCTCTCGCCTGCAACTATCAAGGACGCAGTTGAAATCCTTGCTGGTCAGAACATCCCACGCCTTGGCGACACCTACGTGTGCTTCGTTCACCCATCACAGAGCCGCTCGCTCCGTGACTGGCCTGAATTCATTGAAGTCACGAAGTATGCCGCTCCAGGAAACTTCATGCTCGGTGAAATCGGTCGTATCTACGACGTAGTGTTCATTGAAACCACTCAAGTACTTCAGGGTGGCACAGGAATCGTTGACATCACCCCAGGTGGTTCAATCAACGACCCAAGTGCAACCTCGTACAGCGCAATGATGATCGGTGACAACGCATTTGGTCAGGCAATCGCCTTGCCAGTTGAACTCCGTGACGGTGGCGTAATTGACTTCGGTCGTGAGCATGGTCTCGCTTGGTACGCAATCTGGGGCTTCGGCGTAATCACGCACGAATCCCGAGTGTTGATCAACACCAAGGGTGGCGCTATCGCTTCTGCCTAATTAGGCAAAATGAAGTAGAGTTAAGGGGCGGGGTAAAACCCGCCCCTTTATTCATAGTTAACTTAAACAAACAGGAGTAACCATGGCAACCAAAAAAGCCAGTCAGTTTGCTGAGGCTGTTGATACAGCGTCAGAAGAAGCCGTTGTAGAAGTACAACCGCTTGAAGTATCCAGTGACGAAGTCTCAGCCCGTGTTAAGGGTACGTGGACGATGTTCTGGGGACAGTTAGTGTTTAATTTTGAAGACGGTACCCGCTACACGATTCCTCGTGACCTCTACAATTATTTGAAGAAAAGCGGAAACATCTACGACACCTTGTGAGGTAAGCAATGCCAGGCTTTACAGTTCCCAATGCAACTGATTATGCAACTGGAGTAATCGCCTCATTAGATCAATCAGAACCAGACTCGCTTGACTTTTCAAGTATTGCGGATCATCGTTCTGGTGTAGTCAGTGGTGGAGATGTCTCTTCAGTTGCTAGTGCCGCTGGTAACGCAACGCCTGCTTATCTGAATGTTGTGCTTGGTGCGACCGAAGTTCGGATCGCTGGAACCTATGGTTCTATTACAGGTAGCACGGTTATTATTCCTGCCGCACCAACAAGCACAGATGCACGCTTTGACCTTATTGTCGCTTTTAACAACTCAGGTACTTTTCAGTACGCTGTTGTTCAAGGGACGGCTAGTGCAACGAACCCAGTATTCCCAACCATTGCAAGCACCCAAATTCCTTTGTATGCAATCTACGTAAAGAATACGTTCAACACTCTCTACACCACTGCGTTAGTTGTAGATAAGCGTGCGTATGACTCCTCAAATACTGCTCGCCTTGCTTCTGGAACGCCAGCAAACGGAACTGGTTCTATTGGTGACAGTTTTGTCACTAGCACTACAAACTCCAACAGTGGTCAATCACAGGTCTATGTTAAGACTGGTGCATCCGCATGGACCAACCTTGCTACATACGTAGCGATGGCTTCGGCTAACACAGTGAGCACTCTTGTGCAACGTGACGGAAGCGGTAACTTTACCGCAGGAACCATTACAGCAACAGCGTTTGTTGGTTCTGGAGCATCACTTACCAACCTTCCTGGAGCAAACATTGGTGCTGGGTCTGTGGGGACCACACAACTAACAAATGGCTCTGTCACAGTAGACAAGTTAGCAACAGGTGCACCTCGTGCAGGTTTTAACTCCACACGATCAACTGCCACCATTACTTCTAACAACTACACCATTACCACTGCTGACCTTGGTAAGTTACTTGAGTTCAACCCAACAGCGGCAAACATGACTGTCACAGTTCCAGGAACGGGCTTTACTGATGGTGACCGTATTGACCTCTTGGCTATTAACTCAACTGCTAACACCATTACTATTCAAGGTGCTGGTGGAGTAACTGTAAACGCTGAAAGTGGTCGCAAGACTCTTAAGGGTCAATGGGCAGGAGCAACGCTCATTAACCGTGGAACAAACTCGTGGGTGCTTATCGGCAACCTGATCGCATAAGGCCATGATTCCTGGAATCGTTGAGTCTTCACGGTGGGTGTCACCGTTTTCGGATACGTTCAATCGTGCCAACACAACCACAATGGCTACAGCAGAAGTTGAATGGGTTGAAACCATCCCTGACTGGCAGATTATTTCTAACAAAGCGTATACCGCTACAGCCACATCTTCGTACCCACTCCTTAGTTTTGATGCCACTAAAGCAAACGTAACTATTAAAGCAACTGGGGATTTGAATGGTGCTGGTTTTGGTGTGGCATTCTGGGTTACCAATGCCACTAACTGGTGGGCTGTTGTAACCGATGTTACCCAAGGTAGTACTTCAGGAACTACTTACACATGCCCTAATGGTGGCACTCTTTCGGGAACTACCTGTTTAAAGACTTGTTACCAAACCTGCTATCAAACTTGTTACGGTTCTTGTTGTAGTACTGGTACATGCGTGAATAATGGAAACCTGTCTGATCAAGGCTGTGGTTTAGGTGGTTACGACTACGGATGTTATGACTCTGGCGGATGTAGTTGTGACGCTTATGGAGGCGTAGGAGACACTGCAACCTGTACCTGTTATTACGGAGGGTCTGTTCCCTTATCTCAAAACTTCTCGGCTAGAGCCTGTATTGATGGCGGAGGGTACGTTTTTAATGGGCAGTGTTATAACGCTGTTGCTTCTGGTCAAATACCAGGGTATTACTACGCAGGGACAGTAACTTCATATGTTTCTTGTAACCCATACGCCTGTAACCCATACGATTGCAACCCTTACGCATGTAACTACGATGCCACTGGGACTACTTCAACAATTACTACGTACACACATACTATGAAGTTGATCAGAAACAATGCGGGAACCATTTCAACGGTGGCTACCGTTGCTCTTGGTGCAGATAACACCACCCCTGTTTAT